GTCGACGTTTCAGCGGCAGACGGTGGTAGTGTAGCAATCTTAGGCGTTATGAACGGATGTGAATATATTGATTTAAACGGTAAACCTCGTTTTGACAATCATTACCCTGGAACAGCTTCGATCAAATCAGGCACAGAGGCAACGGTTCATGTATATGATAACCCTTTCCAAGTGTATGAGATCCAAGCGGATGCTTCCTTAACAAATGCGGCGACTGCACAAGCTCTAGTACATTCTAATGCAGAAGGTGCTGGATTTGGTTCAGAGAACGGTTCTACTGGTAAATCTATCGGTGAACTTTCTGTGGCAAGTGCAGGAGCAACTACAGCAACAGACAACTTTAGAATTATTGGCATCAAGGATGACTTTAATGATATTGATGTTACATCAGCTGGAGTAATCTTTTTGGTAAGACTCAATTTACCATTCCATCTTGATACTACTGGTCTATAGGAGGGTATAATGGCTATTGCAAGATCACAACTCCTTAAAGAATTAGAGCCAGGATTAAATGCTCTATTCGGTTTGGAGTACGACAGGTATGATAATGAACATGCCGAAATTTATGACACAGAAACTTCTGACAGAGCGTTTGAAGAAGAGGTAATGTTATCAGGGTTTGGAACAGCTCCTGAAAAGGCTGAAGGAGCCGCTGTATCATTTGATACTGCGAACGAATCCTTCACTGCTCGTTACACTCATGAAACAATCGCTTTGGCTTTTGCTATAACTGAAGAAGCTATTGAGGATAACCTCTATGATAGACTTTCAAGCAGATATACAAGAGCACTTGCAAGATCTATGTCTAATACAAAGCAAGTCAAAGCGGCGAGTGTGTTAAACAACGCTTTTGATAGTAACTTCACTTTTGGAGATGGTAAGGAGCTTTGTGCGACTGATCACCCAACTGCAGGAGGAGGTAACTTCAGAAACGAGTTAACGACTGCGGCTGATTTAAACGAAACATCATTAGAACAATCCTTAATTGATATTTCAGGTTTTATTGATGAAAGAGGTTTAAAAATCGCATTGATGGGACGTAAACTTATTATTCCAGTAAACTTACAGTTTGTAGCTGAAAGATTAATGGCAAGTAATATGCGTCCTGCAACAGCAGACAATGATGTCAATGCAATTAGAAACATGGGTATGTTACCTGAAGGGTATGTGGTTAACCACTTCCTTACAGATACAGACGCGTTTTTCATAAAAACTGACTCACCAAATGGCTTTAAGCACTTTGAAAGAGCTGGTATTGCTACATCAATGGAAGGCGATTTTGATACTGGCAATGTTAGATATAAAGCGAGAGAAAGATACAGCTTTGGCGTATCAGATCCTCGTTGTGTGTTTGGCTCTCCAGGAGCTTAATTCAAGGATCCCCTTGAAGGTCAAAGAGCGACTTTACAGTCGCTCTTTTTTTATGTTATAGTTTTAATACCTTGACGGGAATAAACCCGACAAAGCCAAGACAAGGAGATTAATATGGCTAATACAACTTTTTCAGGTCCTATTAGATCTGAAAGTACAATCAAAACAATAAGTAAAAATGCGACTACTGGTGCTATTACAGAGGTATCAACTTTTGGTGATGCTCCAGTATCTTTATCTGATGGTAATGTAACACTAACTAATGCTACTCATAGTGGTAGAATTTTACTTGTTCCTGATGGTAGTCAAGACAATACATATACACTTCCAGCTCCCATAGCTGGTTCAGTATTTAGGTTTGTATATGCAGGAGGAGCGGCTGATGGTACAGATGCTATTATAGTTACTCCAGGAAATACAAATTTTTATATTGGTAATATAACTTTTCACGATCAAGATGGTAATGCGATAAGTGCAGTATTTCCAGATGGTAATTCAGAAAGTAGCTTCCAAATAAATGTTCCTCAAGCCTTTGATGTGACAATAGTTGGAAAGGACACAACTAATTACCAAATTTTTGGTAGTGTTACATCAACGACTGCTCCAGCTTTTGCTGATCAATAATAGGAGGCTTATATGGCAGATGCAGTAACCTCACAAACCATCATAGATGGGAGTAAAACAGCAGTGCTAAAATTCACAAACGTGTCAGACGGAAGTGGCGAAAGTGCTGTTACAAAGGTAGATGTAAGTGCCTTATCTAGTAATTCTATTGGTCAATCTTGTACTGGAGCTTCCATACGAAAAATATGGTGGCAGTGTATTGGCATGAAAGTACAAATTTTATTTGATGCTTCAACCGATGTACTAGCTATTGAGTTAGGTGAAAACCAAAGTGGTTATCATGATTACTCTCATTTTGGTGGCATACCTAATAATGCAGGATCAGGTAAAACTGGTGACATACAGTTTACTACGGTAGGACACTCTAGTGCAGATAGTTATACTATTATACTAGAAGTTAACAAGGAATACGGTTAATGGCTACCACTAAGGACGTAAAAAGAACTCCCTCAGGTAAAATTACTTACCGAGGGATGACTTTTCCAGGATTTAATAAACCCAAGAAGACTCCTGGAGGTCCTAAAAAATCAGCAGTTTTAGCAAAAAAAGGTTCACAAATTAAACTTGTTAGATTTGGTGATCCTAACATGTCTATTAAAAAAGATCAACCGGGACGCAGAAAATCTTTTAGAGCACGTCATAGATGTGACACAGCAAAAGATAAATTTAGTGCTAGGTATTGGTCTTGTAAGGCTTGGTAAAATGGCTATGACGAGAGGACAAATGAGTAAACAGATCAGTAAGCCTCCAGCGAAAAAGAAAACTAAACGTAAAATTCCAGAAAAATATTTAAAAGGTTTATCTAGCACTGAACGTGCAAAGCGTCGTAAAGAGATACAACGTAATGCACCGAAAGCAGATAATGATCCATCAGCTTATAAATTCAGCACTGACTTTAAAAAAGGTAAACGCAGAAAAACTAAAGAATCTGTATATACTAAACGCTTTAGAAAAATGTATGGAGGTAAAAAGAAATGAAGAAAAAATTAACACCTAAACAAAAAAAGCTCGCCGCTTT